ATAGATGTATTGGCATATGAATTGATATTCATATCATATAAATTAGGGTAAGTGCCATTTAATCCATTAGTATTCCCAGGCGAGCCAACAATTGATGAAGTAGCACCTACAATATTAGCATACCAAGTATTACTATAAATAAGGTAAGAAAAAGTATAATTATCAGTATCTGAATTAAATTGTATATTAAAATTTCCACCAGCAGCGCTCAATGGAACAAATATTAATTTTAAATCAGTGTATGTTGAAGGTATACTAGAAAAAGAAATACTTGATGCAGAACTACCCAACGTGGTAGTAGCAATAGGTTCATATGTTGTTGGCATTATGCATCCTTAATTCCATATAATGAGATAACAGTATTAGTTGTCCAATTACTATTAGTATTAGATATTAAACTTATAGATGTTATTGCTGATGTGCTAGGCCAATGACCTGAAGCAATTTTAAGAAAATTATTACCAACCAAAGTGTAAGCAGAAAAACTTCTAAATACTTTTTTTATTGATGTGTTACCATAATCAAGTATATCTATAACACCAGATGAAACTTGCTGCGAAGCAATTGCACCACCAGTTGTAACACCAATACTTGAAGCCCCGCTTTGAGCACTACCACCTGGTCCTACTGTAGTACTTACTCCATATAGCATATGCGAATAATAAGTACTAGAAGTATCTCCGTTTATTTCAATTGCCAATTCATCATCATTAGCATTTCTAGTGCTCTGTGCAATATAGCGAATTTGAAGATGTTTATAAGTACTAGGAATAGATGAAAATGTAATAGTGCTACTAGAACCAGTACCTGTTGCAGAGGCTATAGACTCATACATACCAAATCCACCTGCGCCAGAGGATATTCTACCAAATCTTTCTAAAAGTGGTACCACTTGTACTCCTTAAGCAAACTTAGTCTGAGATGCAAATACTGTGTATGTAGGTGTTGCTGCAGTCTTAATGATTGTGTAGGTATATACATCAATACTTGAGGCATTGCCAGCGGTAGGTGCTGAACCACCCTGCCACTTAGGAGTAACAGAAGTACCATCAATCTGAACTGCAGAGTTATAGTAAGCAGTGCTTCCTTGAGTTACTAGGAATACTACTGTGAGAGAATCACCCACATCCATCAGCGATGCTAAGGTTGTGCTGCTATCACCACGGAAGTTGACTGTCCAGTTAGCAGAAGCATTGCTTGTGTAATACAAAATACCTTGAGTCTTAGTATCATAGGCAATTGTTCCAGTAGCAGCAGTCGCTGAGACTGTAGTAATTTCCTGCGGTGTTTTAAAGGTAGCATAGTTAGCAGCAGCAGTATTTATAATAGGACTTGTTAATGTCTTATTAGTTAAAGTTTCTGTGCCATCAAGGGTAGCAAAGTCAGCATCGGTCATTGCCGTGTTGAACTGGGCTTTTGTTCCAGATACTGTATTAGAACCTAGGGCAATAGTCTTGTTAGTCAGAGTAGCACTACCAGTAGCAGTTACCGCAGCAGATACTGTGGTATCAAAGTATGTTAGGTCGTCACCAGTTAGTACGTGCTTAACTGCTGCCCCACCTGAGTGGGTAATAGCAGAAGTGCCTGCTCTGCCACGGACAACAGTCAGGGTGTCAGATGTTATAGCGGTTACAAAGACAATTTCCTCGTTAGCCGTGTCTGGGTCTAGGGCAACTGTGAACTGGTCTACAGCTCCTGCTCCTAAGGTTACACCACCAAGTAATGCAGCGCCAGTTCCTGTAGCTACAGTCATAGTGGTAGCGGTATTTGAGATACCTGCTGCTAAAGTAGTTTGCGTACTTATGCTTGAGAATTTACGGGCCATTTATTTTCCTTAGCGTGTGTAGTGTGGACGGACTGGATACTTGTCAATAAGCTTAGCAGCTTCCTCGTTAAGGCGTTGTTGATGTAGGCCATAGAGGAATCTTGATGCAGTAGCTGCTGCGTTAGATGGAATCTTTGAGTCAGCAGCATCGGACTCGGCAGAGGTAAGATTAATTCTACCAGCATCCATGAATGATAGTAGTCGATATGATGCACCTAAGATTATTACATCTTGAGCTGATGCAGGCAGTCCTGTTACATCAGAGAAGTTTTCACTAGAGGCAGATAATGTACTAGGCTCTACTGTGTAGGTTACCTGTACTGTACGCCCCGGTGTGATTGGGTCAAAGATTGATATTGTAGCTGATGAATTAAAGGAGGCTACATTAGCAGACTTATCATCTCTCCAACGGTTAACTGGTAGCCATTCCTTAGTTGAGCCTACAGTCTCCCATGTTACAGCAAGGACTCTATCAACATCGTCAGGCAGAGCATAGGTTGTCTTAGCTCCATCAAATGTAAATGTGTATTGAGCTACTGCAAACAGTTTAGAGAAGCAGGCAAGGATTGTATCATTGATTGCTTTCTTTACCATAACCCTAGGGAAAGTTGGAGCAAGAATTACCTGTGAGTATTGTGCGTGTGGGGCTGGGTCAGTATTCTGATATCCTCTACCAAATCCTGGGATAACATTCATTGTGTTAGTTGCTTTATCAAAGGAGTCTACCCAGATAAGTTCATCATCAATCTCGATAACTCCCTTAGCTAGGTTAGTAGCAGAGCCCACAATAAGAGCTGTGTCTGTAGTTGTAATACCGCTAGCGTTTGCAAGGTAGGTGATGCGGTCTTGTCGCAGGGTGTAACCAGCAAGGTTACTGCGTACCTCATCTATCATATCTTTCAGGGTTGTCATATTTTACCTTTCGTACCAGCCGTCACCCCAGAGGGTTTCTAACCTTCTGAAGTATTTCTCGTATAGGGGAGCTATTGCTTCTAGTGAATATTTATTTACTGCTGTGTTGCGTATCTCTACTGGGCTAAGTTCTTTAACTTTCTCTGTAGCCTCACAGAATTCCTTAAAGGTTCTACATCTAAATCCTGTTAGTCCTTCGATGTTAGTCTCAGTGAATGCACCCCAGTCAGTAGTAATAGTTGGAGTTCCACACATATGGGATTCGATTACTACATTACCAAAGGGTTCAATGTACAGTGTAGGTACAAAGGTGGCTATAGCGCCACCATAGAGCTTAGCTCTTTCCTCTGGGCCTACTACTCCAACGAACTCTCCGTAGCCCTCTTGAGGGCCAGCACCAGCAATTATTAATCTTTTACCAAGCGCCTCACAAACTTCTTGGGCTACGCGGTAGCCTTTCCTGTCTATCAGTCTACCGATGAATAGGTAGTAGTCTTCCTTCTGCTCCTGTAATGGGAACATGTGAGGCTCTAGGTATCCAGGGATAACTGCATCAAAGAACTTACCATCAACTGCAGAGGCTAGGTTATGCTGAGCATAAATACTATGCATCCAAGCATAAGACTCAAAGACTCTAAAGTTAGCAAATGTACCAGGGTATCCTATACCGAACTCTACTGAGATATGATTAGGAAAAGCATCGGCTATAGTCTTTTGACTATATCCACCAATCAGACAGATAAAGTCTTTAGGCTGTATCCGCTCTTCTATCTCATTGATTGCTGCAGAGTTGAAGTACTCCCAATGAGGCAGGGTTGCATCAAAGGAACCTTCGGTGTAGTGCTTACCATTTAGTGACTCAAGTCTCATAGCATCAGAGATGCAAGGTATGTGTTCTGTCACCTGTACTGTATTCTGTTCTCCAGAGTACAGGAAGGTTTCGTGCCCTAAAGAATGCATCATCATTGCAAAACGTCTTACCTTTTCGGTAAACGCACAAGATGTATATTCTAAAGTTGTCTGCGTATGAGGCAGACTTACGATATGAAATCGCATTGTGTCCCCTTTAGTTTATTAGGCTATCTTTTCTATTGTTATTGCGTGTAGTGTCATAGATAGGTTTGCGTTTGCTGCTGAGTGAGTGAAGCGAACCTCAAGAGTCTTAGAGGTTGAAGTATCTTCAGAAGTTGATGCCTCACCTAAATAGGTTTGGTTAGCAGTAGCCCAGTTAGCAGCACCAACAGTTGCTCCTATTATTGCCCTTGCGTTTATATCTTGGTCATTTGATGCATTGCAGTAGACAGTGACTTCCATCTCAAAGGCACGTGTTGTTGCGCTTGAGGCTAAGTTAGCGGTGGTTGCTGTAAAAGCAATAGTGGCTCCTAATGCAACTTCAAGAGCAAGTGTACGGTTCTGTCCTGAGTTATTAAGGTATTCACCTACAGCCTTAACACGATATGCTGCAGTACCTGATGCGTGAACAATTCCATAAGATACAAGCGCAGTCTTAGTTGTTGTGTTTGATACGCTCTGGTTATTTGTATACTGAACAAGAGTAACTCCACCTGCTGCACCAGTTGGGCCTGTGGCCCCAGTTGCACCCGTAGGACCCGTTGCTCCAGTAGGTCCAGTTGCTCCAGCAGGACCTGTCGCACCTGTTGGTCCTGGCACTGTTGAGTCTGCACCGCTAGGCCCAGTTGCACCTGTTGGCCCAGTCGGGCCAGTTGCTCCTGTCGGACCAGGTACAGTAGAGGCAGCACCTGTCGGTCCTGTTGCTCCCGTTGGCCCTGTTGGGCCAGTAGCACCAGTAGGACCTGGAACCGTAGAGTCTGCTCCTTGTGGTCCTGTAGCACCTGTAGCACCTGCAGGACCAGTAGGTCCTGTCGCTCCAGTTGGGCCAGGAACTGTTGATGCTGCTCCTGTCGGACCAGTAGCCCCTGTTGGGCCAGTAGCGCCCGTTGGGCCTGGTACAGTTGAAGCAGCGCCAGTAGGACCCGTAGGTCCTGTAGCCCCTGTGGGGCCTGTGGCTCCAGTAGGACCAGCAACTGTAGAAGCAGCACCAGTTGCACCAGTTGCTCCTGTAGCGCCAGCAGGTCCCGTTGGACCAGTGGCTCCTGTTGCTCCTACAGTACCAGCGGTTCCGCTAGGGCCTGTCGCTCCAGTGGCTCCCGCAGGGCCTGTAGGCCCCGTAGCGCCTGTTGCACCAGCTCCTGTAGGCCCAGTGGCCCCCGTAGGGCCAGTAGGGCCTGTAACTCCTGGAATGCCTTGTGGGCCTTGGTCATTAGAGATAACTACAGAAGTCTCAGGCTGTTCCTCAGCAATGACAATAACCTCAGTAGCCTCAGTTGTTGGACTGATATTAAGGGTAATTGCACTACTACTAGGTTGCTCTACAACTACGATAGTTTCACTCATACTGTGACACCTGCTGTCACCACAAACTTACCCTCAAGAAGTCGTGTAACAACTGAACCTGAGTTCAGGACAAAATCATAATCATACTTGCCAGGGGTTAAAGCACCCGTCTCAGTAGATGATAGGGTGATGGTAACTGTACCCGCAGCACCACCTAGTGCAATCTTACCATTGGTATTGGTAGCAAGTATGGTGGTGGTGGTTGAATTAGGGAATGGCTTGACAGTCATTGTAGCTGTATAGCCAGTCAGGTTCCAAGCAGTATTACCAGTCTTGACTGTAAACTGTAGGCTGAAGGTTGCAGCCTGCTCGCAGACCAAATTATATTTTGCGCTCACGAAGAGATGCTCCTTAATGCGTCAACCGCTGATTTGCCTGTAGTACCAGCTAGGGCATTACATACCCCATTTAAATCTTTATAGAGAGATGGGTCAGTGACGCTATTCTTAATATTCAGCGCAGCAATAATTCCTAGTCCTGATGTACCTGCCCAAGCATTAGCAGCACCTTGTTCATCCAAGAATGCTGTCCTTGCTGGGTATGTGCCACCATTAGCTAGGCGATTAAGCTCGGCGCAAAGTGTGCTACCTGCATCACCAACTGCCATTGTTATCTCCCTTTAGTCATTGCGTTGTAATAATGTTCATCAAATGAGAAGCGCTTCATGTGAGGAGCGGTAGCTCCTGTGTCACACCATAGCGGTATCTCTACCTGATTACATAGTGCGAAGAAGAATATATCTTCTCCGATAAACTTTTTACCAGTGCCCATCTCTTGGAACAGAGTGGCATCTGGAATCTCTTTGCGTATCTTTTCTACTACGCTTCGGTGCATAAGCACCAAGCCCATACCTGCTGCATCAACCTTGATGAATGCATCTTTAGGTAGTGGGTGAATTCTTTCTAATCCGAACCCTTCACCATTGTCGACAAACTTAAAGACTGTCGGCATTGGTATCATCAGAGGTTCCTCTGGGTTATTAGTGGTGAAGTATACACCAGTCAGTAGTGGTTTAGTTAAAGAATCCTTCTTATTCCATAACCTCAGGAATATCTCAGGGCTTACTACCACGTCTGAATCTACCCAGAATAGCCAGTCAGATTTATTGTTATCATACCAATAGTTGATTGACTCTTCACGCTGTCTAGCAATTTGGTTACCATGACTGCGTAGTGTTGTTTCAAACTTTACACCAGACTTTAGTAAGACATCGGTAATGCCTTGGGCAAACTTGCCATCAACCATACCATTGTCACACCATACTAGCGATACTGTTTCTTCTGCCATTGTCCCCTTGCTTTCTTACCACTTAACTTTGTCAGCCCAATAGGCTGCACTCATTTTACCCTTTGCAATATTCTTTTGATGACGGGCTTTAAAGCTTTTACGCTTAGCCTTCATCCTATCAGACTCTCCAGCTTTAGGAGCACCAGCAGTGCTGGCACCTTGTTCGCCAAAGCGAATAGTCTTTACTTGCTCACCAACCTTAGCCACAACTACGTGACTTTTCTTAGGATGTTTGGGGGTACGTTTCGGCTTGTTGAAACCTGATACGCCTGCACGTGCTAAGCGTGGGTCCTTCTTACTTTTGTTTTCCATACTCCCCATACTTTCCTAGTACTGCTCTTACTGTTCCATTCTTGTTTAACCGCACCACATATCCATCTTTGATTTGCACAGAGTTAAACTTGCGGTGCGGTTTCAATTGTCCTGACGACATTATCGATTCTTAACGCCGAACATACCGCCAATACCGCCACCGCCAAGTTTGCCCATCATTTTATAGACTGGGTTTACTCTCTTGCTTGCGCCTGCGGCGATTCCGCCTTGTGTACGTGGACTGGTATCTATCTGTTTAGGTGTTACAAAAGGTTTGTCGTGTCTAGTAGTACCTGTATCACCAGGGCCGCGACCACCCATTCCAATATCAAACTGCTTGCGAAAAGCAGTCATACTATATGTCTTACCGCCTACGGTAACTGTTTTTCCATCTTTTGAAACTTTATATTGTGGCATTTTACTCTGTTCCTTTCCCGAATTTAAAACCCGGAATCTTTGTAGGGTCCATCTCACGTCCACCAAGTTTGGTGTTTGGTTTCTTTTTGATTGATGCTGTGTTTCTGTATAAATCAGCAACGTGAGACCTTGCGTTAGAATTTGTAATTCCACCTGCAATTCTAGCTTTCTTCATATTACTTCTTGCCCATCTTCTTGACAGCTTTCTTGGCGAGTTTTTTCTTAGCTACCTTAGCAGCCTTTTTACCTTTTGCTGTATATGGGAATTCCATCTTTCCTACTTTTGGCATGTTATCTCCTATATCTTGTTGAGTACTTCAGCTACGTTTTTGGTGATTTGTTTAGCCTTGGGCATAGTGTCAGCATTGTAAGGTTTGCCCAATACCTCAGATGCTTTGTGTGCTTCTTGTATATGTCTCATTGTAGTGCCTGCTGGTTGCATACCCTGAGCTCTAGCATCTCTATATGCTTGAAGTTCAGAATTCCATTTCTTGTCAGGGACATCTCTCTTAGCATCGCCTGCATTCATTTGTAGTGTTGAGGCTTTACAACCGAAACAACCTTCAACATAAGTTGGATGATGTTCCCAATGATATGCCATACTGTCCCCTATACTATTGTAAAGTTAGCCTCAGTGATTCCAACATTGCCAGCAATGAGTGCTGTCTTTGTGGCTTCAGTCACAGTGTGGTTTCTGCCACCTAGATATACCTCTTGATAGGAGCTAAGGCTCTCATCGGTAGGGTATCTAACTTGAGAGTAAACTCCACCTGACTTAACTATTGTAATGCCTCTGTCAAGTTTATAAAACCGAAATAGGCGGTGTCCACCTGCTGGACCCTCGGCCACGACTGGTGGCCTAAATGTATAGTTCGCCATTACTCTCCTGGTGTGAGGTTTTATGTTAGGTTTAAAGCTATAGGTTAGGTTTAGTGTGAGGTTTAGCTAACTCACCCCGCAACACTTCTATACGCAAATGAATATAGAAGTGTCACAGAGTCAATCAACTAAGCGATTGATGAACCGCTTTCAATGCGGTATAGAGCCTCTTCGCGGTAGCGAGCAAAGCCTAGTACGCCGTACCAACCCATTGGGCGGTGACGCATCAAGCGGTCAACTACTGGTCCGATGACTACATGTGGCTCTTCAGCAACTGCTTCTGCAAGCGCTTGCTGTCCAGCTAGAATTGTGCGGTAGACACGTGCAGATGATGCACCGTCAGTTGCATTGTACAGACGTGGAGACTCAACAAAGAATGCTCCTTCGTATGTTCCGATTTCTCCCGCCCAGATGCGGTCCTGTGAGGAACCGTATTGGTTAGGTAGAAGCCATCCTGCAGAACCTGTCTCAGCACGCAAATCGTGTGAAACTTCTGGGTGGAGTCCAGCCCAGAATAGGCTACCCTTACGGGCGACAGCCTTGCCTGCACGTAACTTCGCAACAGCCTTACGGATGTTAGCAGAAGAGATTGTTGCAGCAGCTGTAATGGTGGCTGTTGATGTAGCGGTTGAACCTGAGTAAATCACGTTGTTTCCACCACGGAGTGTTGTCATTGCAACCTGGTCGATTGTATCAGCAAGGTTGAATGCGATGATGTTAGCAATGGCTGGGTCTACATCAGCAAGGCTGAAGAGCTCCAACGCACGGGTAACAAGTACTGAATTACCGTACTCATTGAGAGTAATGGTAACTGATGTCGGTGTCGACATTGCAACTGCATCTGGGTCTGTTGTTTCAGTCAGAGGTGTAGTTACTGCGGAAAGGTCAACGTAACGTTGTAGAACAACTGTTGAGCCAGGGATTGCTTGGCGAGCTGGGCGCTTGTCTGCTACTGAACGAATTAGTGGTTCGGAGCGGAGAGCGAATTCGAGGAGGCGGTCATACGCCTTCTGAACTAGACCAGCACCACCAGCGGTTCCACCTAAAGAGGCGGAGTCTGTTGATACATATGCCATTTTATTAGTCTCCTATGACTATGAACGGTTAGGATTGTGAACGAAGAAACTCTAGCAGCTCGTCCATGCTTTCAGCATTGTCGACTTTAGCTGCTAACTCTTGCGCTCTTTCGGGCGTTACTGCGCCCTGGGTAACAATATCCTGTTGGCGAAGTGCCGCCAGGTTTTCTTTGTCAACCGGAGGCGTGTCCTGGCTAACCTTGATTCCAAACAAGTCTGCGTTATCATCGAGCCAGTTAGAAACTGTCTCTTCGTTAACTTCATCCAAGTCTTTCATAACAAGGCGGATAGCCTTTGGGTTTACGCCCTTCTTTTCTAGGACTTCTTTGACGGTTCGCTCACGCTGCACCTTGGATAAAGTCTCAAGTTGCTCAGTGAGTTCCTTAATACGCTTTTCATCTGAACGCTTAGCTTTACGTAACTTCTTTAACAAGTCACTGCCATCGCTCCCAAATTCAGGAGTATCTAGGTCATCGTCTTCTTCTTCATCCCAGTAGTTGTTGCTCATAGCAACCACCCTTTCTATTCGTGTTAGTCGCAAGCCTCAGTTCTATCCGGGGTAGATAGGCTGGCTCTTGCTATCGGTCTTATACGCCCGACGGGGCCGATGGGTCCGTCTGGGGATTCTATATATTACCTTTAGTCTCTGAACCAAAGGCTACTCGGCTGGTACCTGCAGAGCCTCTAAACTCTGCAACTTCTCGGCCTACTAATCTTTGACGCGCACGTTCTGCTGAAGCAAGTCCTTGGTATGCTTCTTGCTCAGCCTGCAGCTGTCCATATTGTCCATATCCATCTGCATAGATAGAGCTTAGGAACTCACCGCGAGGTAGTACATTGGCTACATACTGTGAAGCCTTAGCAGCAGATGCTGCGTCAGCACCCGACTGCATCATGGTTTCTACACCAATAGTTCCACGTTGTACGTTAGTAAATTGTGCACCTTCGGTACCTGTAAAGGTACGTGCTGTCAAGCTTGTACCTAGACTTTGAGCAAGTGCTGCTCCACCAATCTCAGCAGCTTGTACCTTGCGGTTGAGAGCAGGTAGCTGATTAACTGGGTCTAGTGCATAAGCCATCAAATCTTGTGTTGTTAGTTCAGGATAGAACTGTAGCAAAGCTTTCTTGACATCAGGTAGGGACTTATTTACTCTGTCATATACCAACTGAACACGCTCTGCGATTTCATCAGGTGAGATGTTGCTGCCAATAAAGTTAGCATATTTTTCTTTGTTAGCAAATTGGTTTAATCCATATGCTGTAAATATTTTATTATAAGCAGCCTCATTAGCTAGGTATGTTGAGTCATCTAGCGGGGCTAAGCCAGCAGCAATACGTTGTCTATTTCCTTCAAAGCGCTTCATGTATGGCTCGTTGTAACGCTTGTCATACTTAAGCATCATGAGCAACTCTTCTGAGCTAGCCTCAGGGAAGGCCTTCCTCAGTTCCTGCATTGTACCTAATAGACCCTCTACACCAATAGATGTAAGCATGGAGTATAGCGCATTCCATGTAGGGTCGTTTTCAAATAAGCCTTGCTTAATTACATCTTTAAATGCTGGAGGAAAGTTTTCTACGGTATAGCTAGGGGTGCCGAAGAATATTTCATTTACTATCTTGTCGCCTTCTTCTTCAGCGGCTATAGCCTCAGCTTCGGCAGCAATGCCTTCGCCCATACGCGCCTCAGCTGCTAATCTATCAGCCTCAATCAAGTCCAGCTCTCCAGCAAGAGCGGATTCAAGAGCTTGTAAATCATAATCTACGGAGTTCATATTCTCCATAAGGATTTGCTTATAAGGGTCGCCTGAATAGACAAAACTAGTGATGTTGTCGTAGGTATCCCCACCACCATCTATCTGCATTGCGTAACTATAATCGCGCACTATATCTCCATCCAGACTTTACTTAGTAACAATTGGAGTACCCTGATATTCTCCAAATATGTTTGTCTTTGGAATTAAGACATCTCTAATGCTAGTTGGTGGGAAGTACTCAACCGCAGGGACTCGAGTCTTGTACTTATTTAAATTAGTTGGAGTATTGAATGCTTCGTAAAGCACCCATTGCCCACTATCTTTACCACCAATCCAGCTATAAAACATAATTTTGTCATCCATAATTTTTCCTGCTGGACGAGACAAAAAGTTGTTAACAGGATTTTGCTGAGCTCTTTGCATAGCTCTTTGAAGAGCAGCCTCTTCACGTGTGGCAGCCTTCTGCTGCACACCCTTTTGTTCATACTCTGATTTAATAGTCAGTAGGTTTGAGTCTACCTTGCCTTGTGTTACAAGCTTGCCAGTTGCATCAACCATAAAGCCATCAGCTTGTTGCTCCTGTCCACTGATTCCCTTTAGAGGTGTTGGGACTGAACGATAGTCTTTTACGACATATTGATTAGCTGGAACTCTAGTTTGATACTTCTCTAGATTCTCTGGATTTAGCTCGGCCTCACGTAGTACCCACTGACCTTTGTCTTTGCTACCATTCCAGCCATAGAATTTTATGACACCCTTTTGTTCATCAATCTTGCCTTCAGGGCGTTGAGTAAAGTTAAACTTTGGATTGCTCTGTGCTCGGGCTAGCGCTCTTTGTAGGGCAGCTGCTTCACGCTGTTGTTTTAACTCTGCCATGCGCTGGGTTCTGCGAGCTGCTTTATCCTCAGCGGTCATGTCACTAGAGTATTTTTCGGCCATTAGATACCTCCAAAGAAGTTGTTCATTAATACGGATGCATCGCTGAATGAGCGCTGCTTGTACATATCTGTCTTAGCAAACTCAGGTAGAGAGTATAGGTAACTCTTCCACTCATCCATAGACATAATCTTGTTGTCTTTTAATGCTGGGTAAATCTTATCTAAATCAATGTCATTGTCAGGAACATTATATATCTTAGAGAACAATCCGATATGATTTGCCAGGGCGTCTCTTGTGCTTAAACCCTGAGCATAGTACTTCTCCAGTGAAGGGAATGCTACCTGTGCCTGTATCTGAATCTTTTGAATTGTATTCTCCATAGCCTGTTGGCTACGCACAGACTGAATAGCTTGCTTATATACAGTCTTATCGTCTACAGTTACACCATAGTCTCTATATACCTTACGCAGGGTATTATAAGCACCACCAAGGGCACCGCGCTGCATAAGTAAGCTATCAGGGGCTGGGTCATCCTTGAAGATATCCTGAGCCTTTGTCTGAATCAAGTCTAGTAATATGTTGCTTCGTTCAGCATCTATTAGAGTTCTGCCTCTAGATACTTCTAGGTCATTTACCTTATCAACATACTTCTCAATAGTATCTTTATCAGCCTTGACATCTAGATAGTCTTGGAATCTCTGATTAACCTCTAATGCTAGTATATCAGATGGTGTCAATCTTACTTTCTTTGTACCCTTAGTTAGAGTAGATACATCAAAGTAAGTCTGAGCCATTGCTGGGTTTGAGAACAGATACTTGATACCTTGCTGTACATCTGTACCGACGGTATCTGCATAAAGCATTACTCTCTCAATAGCAGTAATGTCTTCTGGGCGGGGTGGAATCATAGTTCCTCCGCCAGCCATTGTCTGTAAATCTAAAGGTCTGTATGCTTCACCCTTTGCATATAGTCCTGGAATCTGGGATAGCATAGCAAGATACTCTGCACGCTCAGTATTCTTTAGAGTGAGAAACCAGTTTCTACCTGAGCCAGGAAAGTATTGAGTTGTCTTTCTAATAGGAATTGTTTGACCAGGCAGTAGTGGAGCTTTCCATTCCACGTTAGTTACAATAGGGCTACCGAGTGGTCTACCATCAAGTCCTTTAGCTCCGCTATTGTTACCCTGTGGAACTCCAGCTCCAGCACCTTTTGCTGCGTCAGATGCCAAATCTTCTACCGATTTAACCTTCTTCTTTTTCTTTTTGGTATAACGCTCGGTAACCGATGTTGTTTCCGCCATTACTTATCCTCTAACTCTCTCTTAAAGAATGCATAGAACATATTCTGAAATTCAGGGTTACGTTCGATAATCTTCTTAGCTTCTCCAGCGAGCCATGCTCTCTGGGCATAGGCTCCCTTTGTAGCAAGGTTATCTGTATCGCTACCAGCAGCCTCTAGAGCTTGCTCGCGTAGGTATAGATAATCTCTTAAACCTTGTACCGCATCTGAATCATTGAACCTATCATCTAATGCAATCTTGTTTAACTGTTCCTTAATACGCTTATCTCTATAGAAGTCAAATTTCAACTCTATATTAGCGCCAGCAAAGTATTTGCGTAGGTTACGGCTAGCCTCATCGAACTGGTCCGACGACCATCCCTCAGCTGTTGAGCGTGCTAGCAAGGTATCTTTAGCTGCAAAGTAACGTATTTGTAATGCACGGTTGAGTAGGTCTTCCTTGGGTAGAGACTTCTTTGTACCCTGTTTACGTAACCAACGATATAACCCTGTAGAATATCCCCCACCTGGGTAGACATATCCATATGTATCGGGATATAAATCTACAACTTCTGGGTCATCTTTAATCATCTCATATGTATATAGATTAGTAGGCCCGCCCGTGCTCACACTAATAATGGAGAAGATTTTATCTGCGCCATATAAATCCATAAAGTCTTTATAGGCTTTGTTTCTGTCTCCACCTGCAGCTATTTCCAATTCCTTAAAGTCAGCAAACAAGGTTGCATTAAGTACTGTATTGCTATCATCTAGCGTAGTAATAGCATTAGCCTGCAGTGGGAATGCTGAGCTTAGCCCTACAAAGCCTCTCCAGAATGTAAACCATTTGGCAAATCTGTCGGTATCTGTTAATAGTTTAGCTTGGTCTGCTGGGTCATCTAGGTTATATGTACCACCAGAAGCTAAATAGTTAAGCACTGGGCCATATGAACCAGCATAACCTGCATCAATAATACCCTGAAATGGGGCTAACATTCTGCGCCAGTTATTAGGCAGCACACCCTCGATAGCACCCTGACGTAGGTCAGCTTCACCGAACGGGAATACAAGGTTAAACAAAAATTCACGTAGTGGCTTAGGAACCACGCTAAAGATATTAACTCCTGAGCTATCTAGGTATGATAGTGGCAATGTGATACCAGGACCAACACCAGGGATAATACTACCTGTAGCAAATGCGAAGTTAAGCGACTGAGGTGTAGCAGAAAATGCTGTAGGCCCACTAGTTGATAAAGGTGTACCACCAGGTAGGAAAGTTGACATGAAGTTAATTCCATTTGCGACAAATGGCACAAATAACTTACGCTGTCCATCTAGTGGGTCTGTATAGAAGAACCCTTGGTTAGGGTCATAAAAGTCTTTAGCGTCAGTTAACTGATATAGCGCAGAAGACTCTGGCCTAGTCAGCCATTGTAGTCCTTTAGAAACCTTATATACCTGCATTGGGTTGTTTAATGCAATTCTACCCCATGCTTCGATGGTGTTTTCCCAAGCCTGTCCGAATGGTGCAACAAGACGTAGCTGATGGAATAGTAGACGCTTACGAGAAGCGTTATAGAACAAATCTTGTACGTGCTTTGTAGCTACATGTGAAGCATACTTATGTGCCATATCGACGGTTAAATTACCGCCTTCTCCTGTATTTTCTAAAGCTCTCCATACAGGGTGCTTACTTCCTATAGCCTCACCCTTCCAGCTTTGAAGCGGGGTTAGGGAGTCTTTAGCTGTGACTCTTAACTTAGCGATAGCATCAGCGTCTAGTGCGCCAGCAACATCATTGATAGCATCCCAATACTTCTGACGCCATTCTGGACCCATTGTGGTCGTCTTCTCAAGCTTTACAGCTACATCAAAGAACCAGTTGGTTAGCCTATTAACGCTTCCTTTCAAGCCTTGTGTTGTACGCCTAAACTCAGATACTGGAACATTCATACGAATGCCTGACCAGTCACCTTTATCCTTGAATGCGGTTTCTAGGACTTGGGCAAATTCTTTATTAGTATCAGCTAATTGCTTCTTGCCTTTTGCTACAGCAGCAGCATTCTTGATTGAATTTTCAGCTGCTTGAACACCTCTAGGTACAATAAGTAGGTTATCGCCTATCTGAGTCTTGCCGTAGGCAATCATATTTTTAATAAGGTATGCTGCTTCTCCGCCCTTACCAGCAGCTTCTTCGATACGTGCTGCGACTGATACGAGTCTTCCTGCATCATCCTTGCCATTAAACAAGAAAGCCATAGCGCCTTCTTCTGTTAATAGCCAGTCACGTACTTCAACATTACGCATCTTAGCAAACTCTAAATAGTCTGCCTTTCCTTCACCGCGTAGGAAATAATTAACTGTCTCTTGCTCTCTACCCTTCATGGTAGATGCAACGCGGCGGGAAATCTGAGAGTTACTTAAGATGCGAACCTCTGATGCTAAACCTTCCCACCAACGTGAGTGTCCATAATCAACAGCTGAATATCCGTTTAGGCGCAATGTAGTAGTTACATCACCATAATCCATTCCAGTAACACCATGGCCAGCCATGAATCCAATGTAGGAATCAGCTGCATCATGGGCTAGAACCTCTGCTGAAAGCTCGTCGATGGCCTTACCCATCTTAAATCCTGGACCAGCAATAGTGTTGCGGTAGGTATCAAATGTACCTAGAACCCTGCGCCATGCGCTAGAGCTTTCTGTTCTACCTAACCACATAGCCATAGCTGTTAGTGGGTTGTTAAAGAATGATACGTGCCCGGTACCAAGTACACGGATTTGTTCTTCTGCAATGTTACGCACTATGTATGCTGGGCGTATTAATACCATACGCTTCCATACATTGTTGGTTAAAAACTCACCAGCTTCTCTAACGCCTTTAAGTTGCTTTCCAAAACGCTCAGAAATACCTACAACATCTAGGATGTCTTGAACTGGTGGTAGATATACCATTGAGTTCAGGTACTCAGAGTCTAGATGCGGGCCAGTTAGTGTAATCTTCTTGCCATTAGCAAACACATAATCTAGTTTTGCACCAGCAGCGTGACGCTCTGCCCAATATGAGGCCATTTCGCTACGGCCACCTTCAAATAATCTTGTAGCTTCCTTGAGTTCCTTGACATCCACGCCCAAGCGTGCTGCATTTGTTTTGAATATAGCATCAAAAAGCTTACCCGTAGCTGTGTAACCTACGGTTGATGCACTGTCAGCGTAGACTACTGTTTTAACTAAGTCATCAATGACTGCTTTATCTAACTTTGTGGCTGCGCCATAGTTGTAGATAGCACTAACTAACGCGTCTTTGTCAGATGCATGTACTAGTCTGCCTGTCTCAACAATCTTATCATTCAAATCTGAGAATCTATTTAGAACTTTTTCTACTTGTGGGGTTTTAGCTACCCAACGAGCACCAGTTCCTTTCACAGCATTAGCTATAGCTACAGCTTTACCAGGAATAATGCGTGAATTAACAATACCTCGTAGGGCATTTCCTACTTTAGTTCCAGTTTCTAGTAAATCAGCAGCTACTTCTCCACCATTAATGTACCTTGCTAGCACTCCAAGTACTTCTTCGCGGGTTGTGGCCTCAGCTAAATCCCTGGCTTGGTCAACATTAAACCCACCTTGGCGGCCCTTGCTCTTACCTATAGACCAAATCTGGTCAAAGTCCATATCAGCTAGAGCATTAATCATAGGTGCGCCATTCTTACCGCTTAAAAATGATGCGATGGCGTCTGGGTTTGCTACTAATCTATCGTATTCGTCCGCTACTTTAAGTTGAGAATCAAAAGCATCCTGAAAGGTTTTCTTTTTATTTAGTTTACCAAAACCCTGAGCGCTTTCTTCCCAAGCTTTAAGAGCATCTTGAGTTTCGTTTACAAGCGTAGTAAGTTTAGCATCCAAGGAAGCCAGCTCAGCTGCTTCTTTCATGCCTTTAGAAACTCTTTGCGACTTTGCTGCAGCATCCCTAGCAGCTTTTACTTTGACATAAGCTAGACCAGGGTCTAATCTAATAAACATCGCCAAGTCACCGATGGCTGAGATAATAGAACCAGTTCCTGTGTCAGGCTCAATACCTGGTATCAATTCAATTATTGGGTCAGCAAATGAGTATGGACGCTCATAGGTTCTGCCATTATCTAGTTTAACAGTTACTTTATATAATTTTTGTTTTTCTTGACGAGCAGCAAAGCCCAACCCAGTTTCTTCTGAAGCAAAGAAACCTTGACCAAAATCTATATCTTTGTTCTGTTTTAGAGCTTTACCAACTTGGCCTATTTTAGTTTGGTATAGTAACTCTCTACGAGCTTCATCTCCTGTTTTAAATCCAGTTTTTTCTCCAGAAAAATCACCTTGGAGAACCGCACTGATAGCAGCTGCGCTCTTACGTAATCCAGCACCAAGTAACTCAAATGGTGTTTCGGCTACTATACCTATGTTTCTAGTTCCACCCTTAATAAAGTTCCAGATTTTACCATTCCAGCTACGGCTAAACTTTTCGTTTGCTATGCGTCGGGCTTCTTCAAAAGCATCCTTCTCGCGTTGAGCTTTGGTAAGTCTGTCAATCTCAATAAGATTCTGAGTTAAAGAGTTGTTTGGTACGGCACCATTTTTTGATAGGGCAGCAAGAACACCCCCAGAGATTCCTGGATTATTTTGCAGTAAGTATCTAGCCGAATCACCTGCTGGTGTATTGATTAATTGAGCAGCTTTTATTAACTCTTCATAATCAGCTTGTGATTGCGTTTTGTACTTTTCTTCTACTCCAGTTATTGTCCATGTGCCATCTGCATTTTTCTTTATGCTGGGCAAGCTCACTGATTCATACCTCGCGTATCAATATACTCTAACATTCTTTTTAGGTCTTGATTTGTAGGGTCTTGCATATATAAAGCTCTAATAGCAGCAGTTCCTGAGTCAGGTTGATAGGAAGATGACATAGCAGGTAATCCTAAAATCTCTTCTCCTGGTCCAGCTCCCATTGCTGAGCCATAAGTTACAGGCTCATCAGGACGACGTGAAGGTGCATCTATAGGAACAATGTCTGGTAAAATCTGTTGAACAGGTGAAGGGGTAGCACCTGAAAGCGAGGCTTGGCCTGCCATAGGCGCAGACTGACGTTGTTCATTAATAGCCTTGTTCTGTCCGTAAGCAAAGCCAGAATAGTTTGTTGTCATACCTGATTGCCCATTACCACCTAAAGCAGATACATTAGCTGGATTATTCTGCGGAGCTGTGGGTCTGTATCCGCCTCTATTTTCCTGAACTGCCATTGTATCTCCTAGTTAATAAGTCTTGATTGTACTTTTGATATATACGGACCTGCTGTAAATGCTGATAGCTTAGAAGCAATTTCCATTGCTTCGTGAGCATCAACTCCTGCATGTAAAGCTCCTAGTGCAAAATCTCCACCAGAGCCAACCGCATATATACCTGAATCATTTAAAGTAATTGAAAGCTCTTGGTCGATATCAAAGATTATTCCATTTACTGCAATGAGAAAGTGAAATCTTTCTCCATCTTTTTTGTCATGCGATTCATCAAAATTATATCCATTCTCACTCAAACAAGTTCTTAGAGAAGGGATTACTTTCGTTACCATGAAGTGATATAAATCTTTTTTATCTTTTATTGTTACTGTAGGTGGTTGCCATATATGCTGTATAATGTCACAAGGTAATACCTCGCCACTTCCAGCTATAATAAAAGCGCCACGCTCTGCTAGCTTACGCATCTCAGGATGAGAATACTTACGACCATTATCATCAGTTACAAGGCTGTCAGCTACCAATAGGCAACCGTAGTCATTTTGTATTCCTATGATTGTTGTCATTGTCCCCTCCTTAGTTAGCGTCTACGAATAGTTCTTACACTTGCGTTAGCTTCGCCACCGCTAGTTAAGCTAGATAGTAAGCTCATCACATCTGGAGCGCCTTGAGCCTCTTCTGGAAGAGCGCCTCCTACTGGGCCCATACCGGGAGCAGGGGACGTTTGCTCAACCATTTGAGGAGCGCCAGCAGGAGGAACCTGTTCTTGAGGTGCAAATACTTCTTCGATTGCATCCTCTATTGCCTTGCCCCCTTGACGAGCTTTGATTACTTGAGCAATCCTTGATACGATAGCAGCAGGGTCTCCACCCGAAGCTGCCATCTGAGGGATTGCTTGAGTGTAAGCCTGAAGAGATGCAAGTAATGCTGCACGCATATCTTCAATCTCAATCTTCTCTACTTCTTGACCAACATTGACAGTGAAGGGAAGTTCACGCATTGCCATGTCCTTGGAGATAAGTTTACCACCAAGTGCCTGAAGCATAAATATCAAACCTTGTGCAGGGTTTAAACCAGCAAGCATACCATAACGAACATCAGCTGAGTAATCACCCTTGATGTCTTTGGTTGGCTTATAGGTTACTTCGTAAGGGGAACCTGAATCGACACCACGAATGGTCTTCTCTTCTGGGAAAATCTTCTCATCAATCTCAAAACATACGCTGATAACATCACGAAGTGCGCTAGCGAAAATAGCTTGAGCAGATTTGACTTGAGTATCAAAGGCTCCCATAAGAGCCTGTACACCCTGTCCTGTAACGATAGAGGCGTTGACATTGCCTGTACGTCCTTCAGGATAACGAGCGCCAACACGCAGTTCACGGTTAAGTACTTCTTGCTCTGTGAATGCACCTTGTGGAATATTAAGTTCTACACGACGTACGCCAGCTGGGTTGGATGTGCGGATAATTGCATCTCCACCAAGTTGTAGTTCTTGAACATCTGTAGGTAATACAATAGGTGACTGTACAGATTTCTCTGCAGCTTCCATAGCAAGCAACGCAAAGCGGTTGCGTAGTAATTGAATACCTAAGATGTCATCAAATTGTCCACGTAGTTCACCATCAATAGATGGCTTACGTGCTACAATAATCATCATCTTGCCAATAGGATTTTTTGCCTGGGATAGAACAAGGTTGCTTCTAGCAGGTACGTATATTAAAGATTGGTCTTTATCGTAATAACGAATCATCTCAATCTGAGAGTTTAAGTCCTGGTCATAACGACGAGCTCCAAGGAGCTGCATTTCAAACTCTGGGAACTGTGCGATAAGTTCTCCTAGAGTCATAGTGTAACGCTTAGCAAAAGCTACACAGCGACCATATCTATCAAACTCTGGGTATGAACCAACAGGATTTTCTAGACGGATATGAGGAAGCTTATTCTCTTCATCTAACTCTACTACGAAAGGCAAGAAGCCGTAGGTTATATACCAGTCTGCTCCTGAGTACATTTGCACCGATAGGTCCGCGTGCGAAAAGTAATTACTAGCAACGCGAGTACGCTTATCGGCAAAGCTACGAGCCCTATCAGAAACCTGATTCGCGGCCGAGCAATTGACTGCTGGAAGAGGGGCCATAACTTCCGACAAGTCTCTAGCAACAATGTCAATAAAATTCGCAACGACATTTGCATCAATTCCTTCTGGGAAGAACTCTGGGTATACCTCTGAGATTTTACCTTTGCGTACAGCAAGGACATCCTGGTTGCGAGCATCACGCTCCGCATGGCGATAGCGAAGAGATTCAACTCTTGCTACAACTTGTTCCATTGAAAGTGCCATAGTTCCTATCCGTATGTCTCTTGCCATTGGTCTGCAATGGCTTCATCTAAGTTGATTGAACCTCTAGTAGACTTCTGATATCTTGTTGCCCAACGGTTTTGCATCCATTTGGCAGAGCTAGAGTTTTGTTGCATAAGCTCACGTACTCTGATGACAGCAAACCAAAGTGCCATCACGCAGTCCGTTGCATTTCTTGTATCAGGCTTCCAGGTGATTAGTTGTTGGACTAAAGCCTTTAATCCTTCGCTACCTTCATTACTTGGTAACTCAATCAGGTTGTTATCTTGGAATCTTCCATCTCGTATGCTACCGAAAAGGCTAGCCATAGAAGCCACACCAAAGCTAGTGTCCCACTTATTTTTACCAGTGAAGTGAGAATTGAGTTGGCAACCATATGCCGACAAGTAGTTGCGTAGGTTGTCATCTAAAGCGTAAGCTTTCTGGTGAGCATTGATTTCAATGCGTAGTTCCTGAGGTTTGTACTTCTCTACCCATTCCTCAATCAGATTCTGAATCTTCATTGGATTTGGGTCAGTCATGTTGACTGCATCTAAAATATAAATTTTACTATCAGCACGGTTATAAGTCAAGACCACCGCTGCCGTGTTCCCCGTCATCGCAGGGTCTAGACCGATAACCGTATAAGAACCTTCTACGTGCTTGGGATGTCCTGGGACTCCTGGCTTGAGTGGCCCACGCTTTCGCATACCATTGACGCATCCTGCGACTGCTGTTGGTGAGAATATGGAATCTTCTGTGACGTCCTCTTGCTGGTAGACCATAGCCCAGATGCTCGGAGCCACTTCACTCCGCCTTGTAAAAAGCGAAGGTCCATCCCATTTGGGATAGAGCCCCTGTTCATTTGGCTCATCTTTTTCGCTTTCAGCTCTATCAGTCCAAGGCCATAAGGTTTTCCAACCTGTAGGCTTTTCATCAAATTCTAAAACAGCTGGCATTGAGAAGTAAGTGAACGGGGATTTACCACCTGTCCACTGTTGACCATCTCGAATCATTTTATATAAGTCGACTGGCGAAACACGGGTCCCTACGATAAGTAGTTTCCCGTGTCTGCCTAAACGTGTGATGACTTCTTTTTGAAGCCATTCAATTTGCTTCTCCCATTCATGGGCATTTGAGTTCATCACAACATCGTCAAGGATAATCAAATCGGCGCGAGCGCCATAGATTTGGCTACCAAAGCCTAGAGCTTGTACGCTAGGGTCTTTCTCACCTGAGTCACGTCCAGCACCCAGGTAAATCATATCAGCGCTCCATGTAGGAGAGTCAGCCTTGTATCCGCCATTCGGACCGAAGGCTGTCTGCATCTTAATCCAACTAGGATGGGAGAGCCTGGTCTTAATCGCGCTAAGGAACTTGCGGGCCATGCCCTGAGTCTTAGAGACAATAATGATTCTAACATTCGGGTCTACAGCTAGTCGGTAGGTCACATAGTTAATCGTGATGACCGTGGACTTTGCGTGCTCGGGCGGAACGTTAATCAGAAGTCGGTTAGCCGCGCCGGGTTCATAAGTCATGGAAGGATGTAGCCAGCGGGGCTCGCGGCCCTCAATCAAGTCAACCCAGTCCTTATGATGGTCAAAGAGCTTAGTGTCTAGGAACTGCTCAGAGAAGTCCTCAAAGGAAATATCCTTTAGGTTCTTCATGTCAGCCTTGATGCCCTTGCCCTCTAGGCGGGCCGTATCAGCTCTCTGTTTGAAGTCAGGGTCCTTAAGGGACCATTGACGGAAAGTTACATCATTACGGTTCACAGAGGCCATAGCCTGGGTAATGGTGGCCCCTTGGCTCAGCTGTTGGAGCACCCGCTCGCGGGCCTCAGCCATAGGTATATCAACCTTACCTGGTTTGCGTCCCATCAGTTATATGCTCCCTAAAATCACAGTAATAACGCCCGTCAGATAACGGGCAGTATACCCCCATATATATTATTATATAT